AGTAAAGCTTCGGGAGGATACACCCAGTCACTCGGAAGATTCTCTACAACCTCGTCTTCATCAGTAAGGATGTCTTTATCAACTGCCACAACTGTTGAAGAGATTACTTCAAATGTTTCTGGGTCTGTTTCTGTTTCCGTTGTTGTTGGTAGAATGAGTGCCACTCTAGGATTCTCTTCTTTGTGTTCAATAACAGTAGAAAACCAATACCTACTTCCAGTACCAGCAGTACCAGTCTGTGACCAACTAAGTCCACGCATAGCTCCTGCCTGTTCACTGCGAATATGTGCTTGGTCTTCGTTGTCGTAAATAATGTAAAATGGATCAGTCATAATAATTCTTCTTTAGTAAATGTTATGGAAGTCATTTATGTCTTGTTCAATGGTATTTCGATTACTGCTTTCATTAGATGTGAAAACTATTAGCTCAGAGATTTTTCCTGTGAAGTTGAAGCTTGGCGCACTGTTGTTGAAGTAGTGTCCTACAGTGAAAGTTGTCCATAAACTCGTACTTGCACCTTCCATCGTTACAAGATTGGCTTGACCTGTTAAGCCATCATGGACATCGTTTAATGTTGAGGGATTGAAAGCTGATCCGTTTTTGTAAACATTAGGAGTACCAAAACTAGCTGATCCTAAATAACTTCCTGCCGAAGAACTAGCACCATCATTAGCATAGATTCCGTACTGCGATCCCGAATTAGAAGCCGAAGGATAGATATAAGTAGCATCACTTGTATCTTGAATTGCATAGATGTCTAACCTGCTCTGTCCTGCAAGAGTATCAATGTGTATCGTATGTGTACCCTCAAAATCAATAGAAGGACTAGTTCCAGATTTTACAAGCAACCCTGCATTATACAATAACGGCTGATGACCAGTAGTAGACTGAATAGCATCTTGCCCTCCTGTCTGGTTGTATAGCACGGATATTGCAGCGTTTCCGTCTCTAATAGTGGCTTCGGTTTTAGAATGAGCTTTTGCAGTTGTACCGAGGTTCACTTGCGCTCCCCAAGCGTACACGCCTTGCCCTGTTCCGTCTGCATCATAGTTGTCGGTTCGAGCATTTCCGTTTACCAAACTAGCCGAGTCACCCACTGCCCAATAAATGTATCTATCGGAAACAGTTGCAGTTGCAGTGAAAACAAATGTTACTCGCATCCAACCATCGGAGCCTACCGCTTCAATAGATGCTCCTTGATTACTTAAACCATTTGAAACAACAGTACCATTAACTAAATCAAAAGCAGCAGCCCTACTTGAACTACCTGAATCACTGCCTATAACGTGAGTCACAGTGCCAAATGGTTTAATGTAGATACTATGTGCGTACTGCACTCCAGACGTTGCAGGATATCTAGTATAAAATTCATGTTTTGCTGCGCCTCCTGTATCATAGGCAACCAACTTTATAGAATCAACAGTACCATTAATTGGATTCGCTAGGTTGTTGTTTACTGCTGCGTTGAAGTTAGTTATCCCCCAAGAAGCAGCATTAAATTCATTTGAATACTTCCTCAAATTTTCTCCGCCAACGAAGCTGTCCAAGTCGGATTCTACGAATGTTAGTCCATCGTTACTCACCACTGGGGTGCTGATGTATTCGGAAGGGCTAGAGGCTTGCTCAACTTGTGCCCCAAATATATAAATTCCGTCCGTTCCATTTCCTGTATATGCCCCATCTCTTGCTGCCGTTGGACTGTTTTGGATTCCGATTCTAGGGCTAGTGGTTCCAGTCGAATTGGTGGTAACCGTCATCGAACATCGATACCAGTCGTTACTAAGGGCTTCTATACTAGCTGATGCTCCGCCTCCTGTTGCTGTTACTTGCCCAGTCGATAGATTGAAATTAGCATGATTGTCACCTCCAACGAACGTGGCTCCATCGGCTACAATTAACTGTAAAATATCAAGCTCTGCTTTTTTAGCGTGAACGCTCCAAGTGCAAGTAGTGCCGCTCGGTAGTTCGACAGCCATAGCATCCAACATCAGTTTGGAATTTGATGCCGTAGAAGCTTCAGCAAATTTGTAAGCGTTAGTCCCTCCAAACGGATCAGTGATCGTTGAAGCTGACGCAGTAGCGTTGTACTTAACCCAATCAGCAAGTGAAAACTGCTCACTCACAGGCATTAAATTATGCGCTGTATTCCGAACGACCGATGACTCACTCACTCTATCACTAGCATCAAACATCACCTGTGCCTCGGTGTTGTCGTAGCTTCTTCTAATTCTTGCTGCGTACGGAGAAACATTACCAAGCTTCCTAAGAGAAAAGGCTGCTACTGGTGGGCTTGCCGAAAACTTCTCCAAGAATAACCGATTAAGTTCTTCGCCTGTCAACCTTCTCGTAAGTGAGCGAGTCAGCGACCTAGTCAGTTGTCTTGTTGAAGCCATAAATTATTAGTACTCTTTAATTAAGAAACAGGTGAAATTACAACATAAAGATTATCGTTTCCATCTCCAGAGCCGCCAGAAACAACAAGCTGAATGTCGCTCTGCGTTGATGTAAAGATGCAACCGCCTGGAGCTGTAAGCACAGTGTCAGAGCCTATAGTTACGTATGAGCCGCCTACTTTGTGTTGAAGCGTTAATGTGCGTCCTGAACCGAAAGTTCCGCTTGCAAGGAAGGTATATTCACCTCCTTTTGTTTTGTTGATTAAAGGGTTACTTGTAGAAGTAAGCGTTCCGTTTCCGTCAGCGTCTAACGAAGAGGTGCCGTGAGTGCTTCTGTTCAAGTTAATGTTAGTTATGTAAGATGCCATAATGATAATATATCTCTTTTAATTTTTAATAGTTTATGTTTGTTCCGCTTCCCCCGGTCGGAAGGTTTACTGAAGGTCTTCTAATTGTTAGTGAAGATGTGCCGGATCTTTTTGCGCTTGTTCCTTTTTTCTTTTTACTTTTAACTTCTTCTGCTAGAGGAGTCGGAGGTGGAGGCGCCATTGGAGCTGGTTGGTTAATCATAGCTGGCGATGGCATCTTAGGTCTGGATAGGCACATGTCGTTTAGTTAGTCTGTTTTTAAAATGTTTTCTTGTTGTTCTGCGTTTTTAGCGCGTAAATAATTTACAATGTTTCGTTGTCCGAAATAGTAATCCATATTTCTTAGATCATCCTTTGGGCTAAATTCTTTTGGGGGAAATATCTCATCGAGTCTTTTTACTAACTCACTCGACACAATTGGAAAGGGTCCGTTATTGTCCATGTTTTATTTCTTCTTGATGAGTAAAGAAGATCTTAAAGGGCGTGTAGTTGGTTTCTTTTTTGAGTAATACCTACCTTTACTTTTGTATATATAGTATCCTGCTTTCTTTTCTCCTGCGACAGTTTTAGGCCATGTACGATGTCCACTACCTTTAAATAATAAACCTGTTTTTGGATCTCTTGAAGGCCACCTACCTGTCTTTGGATCTCTTTTTAATCCTGCTTTCTTGGCTCCATCATAATCATATCCAGCGCTGTCTCCGTCAAATTTCTTAGGCGGTTGCTTAATACTTAATTTTTGTCTTTTATCCCTAGCCATTTTGTCTGTGTTTAATTCTTCATATAGTCGAACAAATTAAATATCCCTTAATTCAGGGGGTAGTTTACCTTCGTTTATCCATTCGTTCGTCTGCTGTAAACACATGCTATTCCAAATAACAGCCCCAAGGTGGTCCTCTTTTTCGCACCCGTCCATGTAAGCCCAGAGATGTCTGTAAATGCTATCTATATAACGTGAAAGTGGTTGTCCTTTTTTCCAGTTATCTCTGCCGTACTTGGTTGCTCCGTCTTCAAATCTTTTGCTACAGCTGATAAGACTGCTAGTGGGAATAAGAGACGGAAGCCCTTTTCCTTCGCAAGCGTCTCTAACACTCCCTGTTTCAAACTCAGTCCTGGCTCCGCTGTCCGGTAGTGGTTTTCTTTCAATTACTTTGGCGTCCATAATTTAACTTGTCCTTTCTTTTCGTTGTATTCTTTTTTGTCTCGTAAGATGTATGATAGTCGCGCGTTAAGTAGAGCGTCCTCCTCGGTTTGCCCTTTTGACTCGTAGGTTTCAACAACCGTCTCCCATGTCGCTCCTTTTTTATCTAAGATTTTATGAGCTGTAACAGGCCCAACTCCTGAAGCTCCTGAAAAACCATCAACGCTGTCTCCAGATAAAGTTTGAGACAAGTGATTGTAGTTGGCTTCTTCTTCTGTAGTGTGGCTAGTCTCTGCTTTTAAAAAGTTAAACCATTCACACGGCAGAGTACCGAAGTCTTTATCACCACTTACAGCAACCATGTTGTTTTGCTTAGAGCAAAGCATTCCGATCACGTCGTCCGCTTCAAGGTTCTTCCAACGCTTGCCGTTATAGTTTTCAAACATCCAATCTGTAATAGCTGGTAAACCTAAAGGCTTTCTTTTGTTTTTCCGGTTGGCTTTATAGTCGGAAAACAATTCATATCTAAAGTTAGTGGAATCAGAAAACACTACGCAATAATCGTCAGCTTGAACAGTGTCAATTATATACTCCATCATGTCATCAACAATGACCTGCATTTGGGCCTCACTGCTGTGTAAGGTCCAGATAGCGTCTGACCATCGTGTTTCTACTTCACTAGCAAAGCCAGCTTTATAAATTATCATGTCGCCGTCTATAGCTGCTGTTCTTTTACTCATCTTCGTTTTCAATTGTTTTAGTTAAATAGAAGGGCGTGAACTCTCCTACGAATGATCCATTAATGTTGTACTCAAAGTGTTCTATAGCTTCCTCATAGGAAAGACCATCTGCCACTAGATGTTTAAGCAACTTAGCTTTGTCATAACAAGCTGTTGGTTGCTGTCCGCATCTTTCAACATAACCTATAAAAGCTTTTTCAAATCCGTCAGCCTGGAGAGCTTCTGGGTTTATTTCTGAAAGTTCTTCTAAAGACATCTTAGTGTGTTTCCTTCCAGTTCTTGCCTACTTTAAAATCACCTTCAAAAGGAACTTTAAGATTAAGAGTTTGCCCTGCTTTTTTAATAGCGTTGCAAAAGTCATTTCCAAGATCTTCAGAGTGTTCTTCAAGACAGCTGAATTGAACCTCATCGTGAACATTAGCATGCATCTCATAAGGGTGCCGCGAGTCCTGACGGAAACAAACAGCAGCTTGTTTCATTATAATGCTACCAGCCGATTGAATTAACAGATTTAAAGAGGACCGCTGAGAGCGAACTGTAATCATTCTGTCGTCAATTGTTTTAATAGCGTTAGTCGTAGCCACTGAACGGTGGACCGCATCGATAAGTTTCTGGAAAGCCGGGAGCTTTGTCATAAATAGATTGCGAAGTCTTTTACCTTCACGCATTCCCTTACCAACAATTTCGCCTAGCTTTTGATTTCCTGCTCCATATAAAAGGGCGTAGATGAATGTTTTACCTTCTCCTCTATTCACGCCGATAGCGTCAGCGTTAGCTTGATGTATGTCTCCCTCAACAACTTCTTTTGCGTAGGCTCCATCGTCAAATGGGTAGAGATATTCAGAAACAACTCTCAGCTCAATAGATTTTGCATCCGCCCCTACAAGTACTTTACCTTCAGGAGCCATAAACAACTCTCTGCATTCTTCTCCGTAGATAGAACGAACCGCAGGTATTTGTGCCATGTTAGGTTTTGAGTGTGTGCATCGTGTTGAGATAGCCGCACAACTGTCGATTGATCCGTGAATTCTTCCTTCATCAGTAACAAGGCGCAACCACGCATACTTACCCTCAAGTAACATTCCCAGTCTTTTGTTTACAAGATTGTATTCAAGAAGCTTTAAAGATTCTGTTGTGTTAATCTCTTTAAGAACAGCTTCGTTAATTGCCGGGCGTTTACCTTCATAAGCTTTAGGGCGCCAACCTGCGGCCATAAGTCTTTCAGCTATTTGATCTCTGGATGCCGGATTAAAGGGTATTGTTTTGACCCTGGCTCCAGTTTTTTCGGCGTCGTTAGCGTAGCTTTGTTTTAACCCTGCATCTTTAAGAATCTTTTTTAAAGCGGTTTTTGTTTTAGCTTCGTACTCGTAACCTTCAACCTCAACCTTCCATCCTTTTGGTTGTTTCATTTCTTCTTTTTTCGGCGGAAAGACGGCTTGAACTTCTTTCTCAAGTTCGGCTCTGCGAACTGTTAACTCTTTTGCAAGTTTGTTAGCTTTCTTAACATCAAAAGGAAAACCGTTTAATTCTTGAACTGTAAGAGTCTGGGCGAACTCGTGTTCCATAACAAGAGACTTAGAACTCTTAGGCTGACTTAAAAGAAACTCATAAACTTTAAGGTTAGTTCTTACATCTTGATTACAATACTTTTGCATCTCAGGAGTGAACGTGGTCCAGTCTTCTGTCTCACCGTGAGTTGATTTGTGTTCTCCAACTCTAACTCCCCAGGCCGCTAACTTATGTCGATCCCACATACCTTTAAAAGGAAACTCAAATTTCTTTGTATGGTCGTAATCCTCTAGAGCAGGAAACATGACTTTACTCATTATGTATGTATCTACAATTTTGTTTAACCTAACACCAAAAAGTTTAAACAAAGCAGGAGCATCAAATCCAATGAAGTTATGACCGCAGACGTATTCAGCTTCTTGCAACATCTTCAAGCCATCTTCAATGTTGTCTTTCGTTGTGTTGAATTCGTAAAGTTCTTTTGTAGCTACATCAATTACTGAAATGCAGTGGCAAGTCTCAAGACCTTCAAGTGTCTGCCAATTTTTAATGGCGTTCGTTTCAATATCCGCAACAAGTATTTTATATTTATAGTTCATCTTATTTCTTTTGGTTTAGTTATAGTTTTAAAAGTCATGTTGTTCCTCTTGGAGTCTTCCAGTCTCAGGGTCGTAGCGCAGATGACAAGCAACGCCTGTATCCCCTGTGAACCTGTTCTTCAAAACTGAAACCGTGGTGACATGTCGCTCCTCTGACATCAAATTTCTGCTCAAGCTATAAACTTGATCGCTAAGTTGCGCGAGGCTGGCGCTACCTCTAAGCGCTGAAAGGTTTGGAGCTAATCCGTCTTCATACCCTCTGTTACCTTCAGCGCGTCTAAGATGACTAACTAAAAACAAAGCAAATTTACTCTCCTCAACAAGAGTTCTCAACTCAGTCATCAACACGTCTAGAGCCTTGCGCTCATCTCCAATTTCAAAAAGAAGGCCACTTACACAGATCGATACGTGATCTAAAAATATTACGTCAACGTCAAGAGACTGAACATAAAATCTTATGTCGCTTAACAGCTCGTCTGTCTTCATTGATCCCCATTGATCGTAGAGATAGAACTGGTGTTGCTTACCTAGAGTTTTATTCCAAGCCGTGTCAAAAGCGTCTCTACTTGTAATGTTAGAATCAGATCTCAAATTGGCTCCCATCTCAATACCAACAATTGATTGAGCCGTCTGGATGTTGTTTTCTTCAAGAGCTATGTAAGCAATCTTTTTATTTTCCTTTGTTAAAAGATGATGTGCTATGGTCCTGCATACCTGTGATTTTCCAACGCCGCTTCCAGCACATAAAGTAACTATTTCGCCTTTACGAATACCACCTCCGGATTTTTTATTAAGACCTTCAAAAGGATACGAAGCTGACTCTACTGGTTTTAAATGTTTCAGTTCATCGTAAAGAGAACTTGCTTCAACAATATGAGGAGGCGCCCACTTTCCGGCATCCCACATAGCTCTAACAACCTTGGCTCCGTCTCCTTTAACTAACAAAGAGTTTGGATCTTCACCTTCAGGTAACTTAGCAACAAATGCTTTTCCTGGAGGTAAGATACGAATGATCGACTCAACGCCTTCACGCCCGGCTTTATCGCCATCAAACATGAGAACAATTTCTTCAAACTTCTCAAGCCATTTCAATTGTGTTTTTACAACCCTCTTTGCACTGTTAGTTCCTGAAGGAATAGAAACACAAGGGTAAGAGTTTTTATTTAACTGGGAAACTGTAAGACAGTCTACTTCGCCTTCTGTTATAACTAACTTTTTACCGCCGTTAGGCCACAAGTGTTGACCGTAAAATCTGTGAGTAATTTCTCCTAGTATTTTAAAGTCTTTTCTAGGTGTTCTTATTTTTTGTCCTACAAGATGACCTTCGTCGTTAAAGTAGTTGGCTATGTGATTGTCGTTTCCATCAACATAATAAGAAAACTTTTTGCACGTCTCTTCGTGTATCTTTCTGTCAGGAAGCGGTTCAATCTCGCCTTTGTATTCTTCAAATGTTTTGCTTCTTCTAACGAAATTCTTTTTTCTATTAGGATTGATAGCGTCCAGTTTATGTTCATTACAAACAAAACAATGGGTGCTTCCGTCGTCGTTAATAGCCAACCCGTCACTACTGTCGCAGTCCGGGCAAGGTTGATGTGTCTTTATAAATTTACTTTCTTTTGGTTTTACGGTTGTGTCCATGATGTTGGTATCTTTTTATGCGCCCACATAAAGCCGTGTCTTTCGGCCCACTTTGCATAAGTAGTGGAGCTGGTTTTTGTTAATCTATTATAAGCGTTCTGGAATACAAATCTGATATCCAAATCGGGATGCTGCTGAGATATTAAAATATGCTTCGTTCTATCTTTAGGCGGCATGAATCCTTTAACTTCTAAAATTACGCCGTTACTTAGGATAAAATCGGGAGTGTAAACTGCATGCTTCACATACTTAATCCTTAATGTTTCATATTCAAAATCAACCCCCTCCCTTTTCAGGGAGAGAGCGACTGTTTCTTCAAACCCGGACCTAAAACGGGACCGACGATGCTTGATTCTGCGCTTTGCCTTCTTCACTTTTATCGAACTCTAATGACTCACTTACAAACCCATTTTCAACCGCCTTGAAACCAAGGCTTTCAGCTGAACTTCCACCGCCGTATTCAACAAGATCAATGAGCTGAACTCCTTTAGGACTTAGAGTGTATCCAAAGCCTAAAGAATTTACGTACCAAGTCCTCACTTCAAGATTTAGTGAAAGCATTGAACCTGATCCTATGTTTGGAGGGTCTTCCATTTTGTTTCCCTGACTGTCGTAAATAGGAAACGAAAACTGAATCATTCCTTTTGAAGTTTGCTTTTGTGCTACTTGTTTTGCTCTTACCTCGTAGTCGCCTTCGTCGGTAATTCTTAAAGGCCCAGGAGTGTGCTTCCTGAGTTCCTGTTTACCTTCTTTAGCACACGCTCGCTTGTACCCAAGCTCAACTATTTTATCTACTTTTACTTTTAGTTCTTCCCACTGATCTTTTTCAAGATGTAAGCGACAAGAATACTCTCCGTCTTCAGTGTTAAACTTGTAGTCAGGCTCGACAAGTCTCGGATAGACTGCCTTTCCTACTCCGGTTACAACATTATTGCTTTTACTCATTTTATTTTATTCCTTTTATTTATGTTTTTATTTTTCGTTTTTACGAAAAGAAGAAAGGACTGTCCCTTATTAAGGACACATCCGCAGAACCGTATTTAGGCGGCTCTGGAAATTCTATTCCTGGGTTTTGTTCTTTGATCTGATTTAACCAGTCGCGGAGTAAATCAGGTGAAAACATTTTAACAGCTTCGTCTCGGATGACGTCAGCAAGATCTTGCGCTTTTGTGCTATGCGTTCCATAGGAATCGTGGATCATGCTAAAGTCATAAATACCTTTGTCTTTGTTTGCAGAAACCGTGGTTAAATGAAGCAGTGTCGAGTCTAAACTGTGAGTTACGTTAGGCGCCACGCCGTTTGATTGTTTTCGAGGGCTTAACTGATCTGTAGTGTTGTTGTATTTTATATGTACAGCTTCCCCAGAGATCCAAGTAGAAACCTTAGAGTCTTTAATTTTTTTATAAGACTGCTTAACAACAAATCCTGAAGGCGTCTGCCATACAAGAGGTTGCTTTTCTTTACACGCAATCCTAGAAACTTTTTGAAACCAATCCATACACCTTTTAGGCAAATCTAAGACTTCTTCAATCGCACTCCAAACTTGTTCACTAAGATAATGAACAGCTTTATAATATTCTTTAGGGTCGAAAGGGGACGGACATTGATCGTTATGAATTTTATCTTCAAACCAATCAGCTATGTAATCTCTATTGCTATACTTACTAAGTCCGTAGGGAAAACACATAACTGGCTTTTTACAGGTGGACCTGTTTATTCCATACTCAAGCCACGCAGAAGCAAAAGGGTGCTGGTCAGTAGCGTCAGCTCTCATTCTAGATTCAGCCCTCACTCTAACAACATCATAAATATCTGCTGGCGTGTTGGTAGATGATGGAGTGCAGTTAGTAGCAACAGTCCCGTAATCACATCTAGTAAGTATAGATAGGATCTGCAAACCGTTGTTCGTAGCATCCATCATGACTGGGATTTTTGTTTTAAGTCTATGCTTACCTTGCTTAAAGTTTTCGTAATACTCAGCCCACTCAAAAACCCAAGCTAAAAAACTAAAGGGTTTATCAGCGTCAAGCCACAGCGTATAAGTTTTAGGATCACTCGCAATCTTTATAGCGTCTTCTCCGAAATCATAGGACCACTTAATTCGGTCTTCAAGACTCACTTTGTCGTAGCCCCAACAATTAGCGCCATGTATAGCCAACCACTTAGCGCCGTCTTCGTTTTTAACTCTCTCTTCACGATAAAACTGTAACAACCCACGACAAATGTCCGGTCCCTGGGGATTTAAAAATACAGGAGTATTATAAACACGCCCTCTAAAATCGCAGTTGCTCGGCAAGAAAAATCTCTCACCTTTAAATTTCTTTGCAAGCCTTAGAATTTTACCTGTCAGCATTCTTTTAGACCTCGTCGCTAAATTGCGTTTATGAATTACGCTTGCAAGTTTAGCCCACTTGTCTCTTACATTTTTGTTTTCATCACCGTCTTCAGGAAATGGTGGTAAAGGTAAATCGTCTTGTTCAGGTAAGCCTTTAATAGGAACATTGTTTTCCCACGCCCATTCAACAACTTCGTAAACTTTTTTATTTATTTCCCACGGAGTTCTCTGTATTAAATTGACAGCTTCCATAGGAATTTGTATGTCGGCTGGCTTAACGCTTCTTAAAAACTCGGTGTCAGTTGTTTTGATAAAAGGGATCTTAGGTAACTTTAAGGTATCGCTATCTCTGTAACCGCCAACCCAAACATTAGTCCAGTCTTCAGGAGGTTCTAAAGTAGGCATCCAGAAAGGCATTAAAACTGCATGGTAGCTGTTGAAATCTTCAACCCATTTTAGAGTTTCAGGAGTAGCTGAAACATATCTTGTAGGAAACTTACGGCCTTTGTCTTTAAAATAATAATACTCAATCAATCCTGTACTGGCTCGTAAAAGTTCAACAAGATTCATGCCACAACTTACTCTGTCTTTACGCGACCAATCCTCAAACTCTTCCATACCTCTGTTTTTAGCTTCGTTTCGCATCGACAACTGTATGTGCCTCATTTGAGAACTTGTAGCTCTTCTTTTAGCTCCTAAAATTATTCCCTTACCTCTGGGATTTGTTTTGACTAGAAAGTCGCATTTAACTTCATGTTCAACCATCCGGCCAACCCAATAACTCATAGCCGCCATTGTCTTTTTATAAGCAACCCCATCCATGATTACTTTAATTGCAACAAACGCTAAAACTTTAGGACTGAAGTTCTCCAAGTCTTGCTTCCAACGTGTAGGTCTTCCAGCTGACTTCTTAATTAAATTTTCAACTTGTACAGTGTACTTAGGCAACAACTCCCTGATAAGTCTCTGACCTGCTTTTGAACGCGAAAGCTTCTCATGCTCTTTTGCGCTTTCCCACTGCGCATTAAAACGGCCGATGCCTATCTCAACCATTTCTTTATTTAAGTCGTCTTGATCTAACATTGTATTAAATTATGTCAGCCTTTTGTCACCTCCAAGAGGTTTTCGCAGAACAGTATTTCTAGATTTGACTGGTGACAAAGCTTTGCAGGGCAACGGTTATAGAAGAATTGATAAGAACCCCAAGTACCTAAATCTGGCGTGTCTACCAATTTCACCACAGCCGCGCAACGCTTAAAACCTAGACTGGACATACGTTTCAAGCTATCTTGTTGTTCTCCTTTTTAGACTTTAAATTGTCCCTAAATTGAGACACATTTGTCACCCCTTTGTCACTGACCTCCAGACCCCGGTCTAAAGCGCAAAGAGCTTGTCGAAGGTTACTGGGAGAAAGCTTTGCGTACCTCATAGATTGCTCTAATGATTTATGACCGAGCATCTCTTTTACAAGGTAAATTGAACCTGTCGCTTCAACAATTCGAGAGCCGCAAGTATGCCTTGTAAGATAGAAAACAAAATCCTTGTCCCTTGTTCTGTTCATGTGTCTTTTAACCTTATCCCACACCGTTCTTATCCTCTCCTTCGACCAATAGTCCCAAAGTTTTTCTTTATGAGCGTGGTTTTTATAAGAGACAATAGCCCTACGTGTCAATGGAATCGTCCTGTTAACTTTTGTTTTTGTGTTTTCAGCAAACAAGTCAACAACCAATCCAAGATTCTCGTCGGTCCTCACATGCCCCGGCCTTACAGACCTCGATTCCCCAGGACGGCAACCAGTATCCATTTGCCAACAGAAAAAGTCATAAAAATAATCTTCCCCCGATGCTTCAAGAAATTCCAGTATCTCTGACTCCTCTTCACGCGAAAAGAAAACATACCTTTCATTTTCAACTTTAATTTTTGGAAAGGTTGGCTTCACTTGAATGTAACCGGCTTTAAGAACTTCAGTCATAGCCGTTGAGAGAGTAGCGAATTTCAACTTGCGCGTAGCGTCGCTGTTACCCACTTGTTTTAAATGCAAATCAAAACCGTTTAACTCAACAAGATCAATGTCCTTTACCTTCATCTTGGAACCAAAATACTGACAGATCATTTTTGAATGGCTAAAGGCGTTGTCATAGTTTGCTTTACCTTTCCAGTGCGTATCCAAAACTAGATCAAACATCTCCTGTAAGTTAATCTCTGATTTTAGTTTCTCTTTTTGTTCGCTCGTCTTGGTGAATTTATCAACAGACCATCCAGCTTCGAGGTGCCTTTTAAAATCAAGTTCTTCAGCTTGTGCGTCTTTTTTATCGGTGAAGCTTTTTCTGTAGCGCGTACCTGCATACATAAAATCGTACTGCCACTTTTTCCCCTTTGGTCTTATAGACATTTATGTTTCCCTTTCTTATTTTGGTTTAATTTAATTTTGGTTTTTTGAATGAGTACCGAAAAGGTACGTGTTCGACTATAACAGCTATAATTAAAAATGCAAACGAGACTGCACAACGAAGGGCGTACACTTAACAGGGATAAACCAAAACCCGACAAATTAAGCATACGCCCCTCTAACTCCTCATCATGAATGTTTCGTCTTTTCAGTTTCAATGCCAGAATCTCTTTTGTCAATAGAAGAGACAGCAAAAAAGCGAAGGATAATTAAATTTAAAACAACCCAGGATACGATTAAAGCAACTGTTAACATGGTTTTTAGATTCATTTATAAAACAACATCGTTTATCGCTTTTTCTAAATAAGGCTTAAACCGGACATCGGCTTCGTCTTTTGCCAGAATATTATCAAACTTATTTAAAGTGTGATTAACAGCGGCGGCAGATATACCAAAAGCTTTTCCGGCCGCTTCCTGCGTCCAATCAAACTCTTGCGCCAGTATATAAACAGCCATCTGTCGCCACCAAGAAGCGTCGTGCGTGTTAGTCTCATAAATCTGTTTGCCAGTATATCCAGACATTTCAGAAAGCGACTTAATGAGTTTATCAATCAATTCATTTTTGTTGATTAAAGTTGGCACGTCTTTTTTAGTTTTCCTATAAGGTCTTCTTTTTTTTACTTCTGTTTTCATAATGATTTTTTGAGAGTTTCGTTTAGTTCTCCTAATGTTTCTAGTTCTAGTTCTATCGGCGCTAAGACCATTTGATTGCGTAAAGAATCCATAGTAAAATCTATGCACTCTCCCATGAGAGGTTCGTCATCGTCTAACTCCGGCGATAAAGGAAACATTAAACCCTTTTTTATTTTAATCGTTTCCGGGTCGTATTCTAAATGAAAAATACAGGGCGCTCCATCAGGGCGTAAAGATCTCCAAATGTGCATTCCTATTTATCTATTTTAGGTTCCCAGTCGTGCCAACCCATAGATGACTCGATGCCGCGCACAAATGCCTTTTTCTCTTCGTTAGACTCAAAATGATAAGTCTCCTCACATTCTTTATCTTCGCCCCAAATGATTGTTATCTCTGTTGGTTCCTTTTCGAGATTTAAAAACTCTTTAGCTGAATCTATACGCTCTTGCCAGTGCTTCGGAATCAAGCCGTACTCTTTAATGATTATGACTTCGTAATCGCTGATAAGATCACGCAAACAATCTTTATTATAATCGTTCATTTTAAACATGGTTTTTATTTGTTTTTAATTCCTTAATTAATTCTTCTCCGGTTTTATCTTTTAACCAACATTCAATATTGTGCATTGCACTTTTAAAATCGTCCAAAGTATTTTGTTCGACTTCTGGAATGTTGCTTTCTTCGTCATGCTTTTCGATGAGTTCTTCAAGTGCTAATTGATACATATTCCAAACAGTATCAAGTTCGTCGTTTATAGCTGTGTACATAGTTTTTATTTATGGTTTTTGGATTACTACCAGAATGATAGTAAAAGTTGGTTTTTGCCAGAATGCCAGTATACACACAAACTCTGGATGTTTGCAACCAGTATGATAGTAAACTAGATTTTGGCTTTGTTAGAATAAAAAAGTTTATTCCTGTTTTTTTTTTATAGATTTATTTTAATGATTTAATTTATGTTTTTAGTTTAATCTTTTGGATTAACTGCAAATCCGGTTTTGTCTTTTTTGGCTTTGCCTTTAGATCTAAGGCCTACCCAAGCGCCACGCCGGTCTTTGAATCGCAAGTCATTAACATCACCGTCAATGACCGGATAACCTTTATAGGTCTTAATCATTGGCTGATCTTTTTTAATACCTTGAAAGGCTATTGCTACATTGCCGCCCTTTTTTAAAATGCCTTTTAAATAATCAAGATTACTCGTTTCAGCCCTTGAATATGTTAAGTGATAATTTTTAGGGAATGAATTAGCGCCGGATAAATAAGCTTCATAGCGGCGCCGGCCTTTTGTATAATCATAAAATTGAAAGTCTTTAAAAGTATCTATAATACTTAATTCACTTTCATGATTTAAAGCAATCTTTTCAAACTGTAAATCACTGGTAAGATTCAACCTAAAAGCTAATTTAATTTTCGCTTTTTCCGCCGCTCTTATTTCGTTTGAAATTTCACGGTATAAACGCGCTAAAAATTTACTTCGATTAGTTTGGAAATCTTGCGTCTTTTTTATACGCGCCTTTTGAATGCTTTCAAAGATTCCACGGCCGGCCGTATTTAAACAAGCGGCGGCGCATCCTTTAGAGGCCCATGGGCAAACGTTGCGGCCGGATAACGTAAAAGGCGCAAAATGAATACCTAATGTTTTGTATCCATACTTAGCGCCCTTGATCGTCTTTTGATTATCAACAGTTAAAATTTTAGAATGATCACTGGCTCGCGTCCAGTTTTCATCTAGTGATTTTAAAACCTCATTATTAAATTGATAATAAGGTTTGATTGGTTTTTTAGTTTTCATAATGATTAATGATTAATGATAATTTTAGTTTTGGTTTTAGTTTTTTAGTTTTGGTTTTTAATAATCGTAATCGTAGGGATTGCCGCTTTCATCGCAATCCGCCGAAGGTGTCACAAGCTGGCCGTCATAATTGTAACAAGCGCCGCAACTACAAAAATTATCTAGTGGATCGTATAGTTCAATCTCAGCGCCGCAATCGCATTTACCGATAGCGGCTTCAACATAAT